CATAGCAACTTCAACTGCTTGTTGTTGAGTTAACTTAAGGTCACAGCCAGGATTGTTGTATCCAAATGCGATTGTTCCACCTGTCATAGGTATCTGAACTAGACCACGTTTTACTTTAGCAATGTCTGCGTCCTTCATAGGATCATCAGATGCACCAAAGTTTACTGTCTCATCAATAAATGCTTTTCTTCCACTACCAGATCCAACTGCCTGATAGTTTACTCTTGCTGCACCTTTTTCTTTTGCAAGGTCAGCGAACCAACGAGTATAGATCTTAGCAGGGAACGATGCTCCTGCACCAGATAATCTGGTAGATGCTAGTGTTGGTGAAGCAGCAGTTAATAATGCTGCTGCAATTAGTAGTGCTTTTTTCATAATTAGAATTTAAACTTAGTGCCGACTTCAAATTTCCAGTCTCTTTCTGAGTCTGGAGACCACTTGTGCTCAAACTTTGCTTTTGCAGAGAGTGAGTCTGTTACTTTAAATTTTGTTCCTACCTCTGCAACTTGGAAACCTTCACTATCTCCTTCATCAGGAGTAACGATACCGCCACCAATTTCTGCATAGGATTTTCCAATACCTACATCAAATGTCTGACCAATTCTTGCTTGGTTGGACATTTTTGAGTATCCATCCTCGTCACCTTTAAATTCGGACTTGGTGGATACATAAGGACCTGCTAATACTGGTGCTGATACACCAAGGGCGAGCAGGCCGACTGCTAATGCTTTCATAGTTTTTCTAGATAAACCTCATTATATAGAGCGCCTTAACTGTATCTTTAACTACATTTAAACTTGATGTTTTTATTTCGTCACATAAAAAAGACCCCTACTATGTAGAGGTCTCAAGTTGGTCAAGTATAACTTAGAAAGTGAACTTAACACCAGCTTTAGCACCGAAGTCGATGTCATCTGCTGTTGTTGTTACACCAGAAACTTCTCCGTAGAACTTACCATAAGATCCACCAAGGTATCCTATTAGTTCAACGTCACCAAACTCATCAGATGATTCTGTGTGAGTTACAGTTGGGCCACCAGAAACGTACCAAGCAAGTCCGCCAGGTGTTTCGCCTTCGTATCCAATTACTGCTTCTAAACCACCAGATGTATATGTTCCATCAGGATATGAACCTGTTGCTTCCAAGTTAACGTATGGACCAGCAAAGGCTGCACCAGCGAATAGGAATGGAGATGCTGCTACTGCAGCGATTGTTGATTTGATCATTTTGTTTTTTTATTTCTCGCATGAGGAAACCCTCTGCGGATGATAGCTTCCCCGACTAGGAAAACTTTTTACATCGCAAAGGGTTACGATCTTTCGAGTCCTTTACTTAACTGGCACATGTGCCAGTTGATAATATTTATATTAACAGGAGTTTAAGATTTTGTCAAGTGTACCAGTTCTGTAAGTGGCACTTTCTTATGGTAGCGCTCTTTTAAATCAAAAAAGAATTTAAAATTTTCAGTGGTAACGTAGTATCCCACTATATTATTACCGTCACAATCCCATCCATATGATTGAACCTTTTCTTCTACACCATCTAATCTAAAGTTTTTAATGCCTTCTAAGTAAGAATGATATCTTTCGTCTAGGTTAATCATAGTTCTCTCGTATGTGTTGATATTATAACATACTATCTATGGATCGTGCAATTTCTTAAGATCTATTTAATGTTTTGGTTTAATTTTTATGAACGCTCCATCTCTATCATTTTGATCAATAGAAAATTCTAAACGTACATTATGATCCCAACATAGCTCTTCATATAAAGCGTTTAATCGTTCCATATCCTCATAAAGATTATTGATATGTGGATCAAATTCTTCCATCATAGTATTAAGTTGTTAATTGTATAGGATTATCTAGGCAAATGCAAGGCCTGATAGAGCTGGGTTCAAAGTGTATATAACTAAAACTGAAATGAAAATTGCTTGATACATAATAGGTAAAATTACTTACTTTATTATATAGGTATAATTACTTTTTGTCAAGATCGTGGATGTTTTCTGATCCACCAACTGCAAAAGGATTATATTTTGATGTAGCGATTCTATACATCTTTTCATGTATAGTAATTTCCTCTTCTTCTTGAGGTTCAACAGAGCAAGGTGCCGTATCTATTTTTTCTTCTTCAATATTCATATGAATATTCCATAGGTTTTACACTATCTAGGCACCTTGATAAACTGGTGACATTACCCCACCTTCGGGATCGTCATCGTCATCATCATCTGTTCTTAAAAACAACTCTAACCCCACAAGGAATGCTACTGGATAAAAACACCAGAGTATTGCCATGAAGGGTGAGATGTCGGATGCTTCAGCGATCATACGAATACATTAGTAGTTGTACTAGCAATTACTGCTATCATAAAAATGTATGGTACAACTTTTAATGGTACTGGTTTTAAAGTGTTCATTATACAAAGCCTGGAATGATTTGACCTGTTGTTAAGTAAGCACCTAAACCTGCGATGATGCCAAGCATTGCGAATCTACCGTTAAGTTTCTCTGCGAAAAACTTTTCCTTTTCGATTGTTCTTGTTTCTTTTTTATTTGTCATTAGAATATGCCTGGAATGATTTGACCTGTTGTTGCATAAGCACCGACTGCTGCAACGAATCCTAACATGGCCATCCAGCCATTAAACTTTTCTGCTTCTGGTGTCATTGTTTTTCTCCTTTCGTTAGATTGTAATAGGGTTAGAAAGTGACTAGCAATTGCTAGTGGTGTAAGAGACCTTGTTCTCTAAAATATGCCTGGTGCTATCCATCCGAATAGACCGTAATTAATTGTGCCGATAACTAGACCGAGCATTGCTAAGCGTCCGTTGACTAACTCAGCGTTCTTCCAGTAGTCCATTAAAATATGCCTGGAATGATTTGACCTGTAGTGATGTAAGCACCTAGTAGTGCAACAAAACCGATCATTGCCCAACGTCCGTTAACTTTCTCAGCGTTCTGAGGATAACCATCGTATGAGACAGACTCATCAATATAAGGACGAGTTTCAGCAGCAAACATATTTTGTCTTCCGCCTGATTCTGTGGTTGTAGTCATAAAACTTTCTTTATTAAGTTATGTTACATAATTATATATAAAAGTTTAAGTTTTGTCAAGTTTCTTAACATACGGATATCAACACATGAGTAAAATTACTCAGTTACCCTATCAAATTTCATATGTCCGAATCTACTACCCCATACTATATCAGTCTTATCATTAACATTCAGGCCTAAATCTATAATCCAATATGTATCCTTTGTCATACGAATGTCACATAGTTGATACGCATTTGTACCATTCACATTTACAATACATCCTTGTCCAGTGCTTTTACCATACCAGCGATCAATTTCATCCTGATAAAACTGTATGTCACAATTATGTTTGTACTCTAAATCCCATGTAAAACTTTTAGCAATAATATAATTATCTTTTTGTTCTATTTGTATTTTATATTTCTTGTATGGATTGTCTATGTCATGTACATATGACTGAACACAAGAAAAGAACCCCATACCGAGGTTCTTATGTTCTATTATTATATGTGCAAATTCAGCGGGTCTTGAATAAGCTTGATCTTTATTATCAAACTTACCAACAAAACATTGTATAAAGTGATTCATTAAATGTCAGTATGTGTCATCATATCTATATACTCATCTGTAAGATCTTTCGCTTCGACATCTTTAAATTGATCTTCATGTACCATTGCTACTATGCTTCCATCAGGTTTTTCAATTAAAAACATTTCGCCATTTTCACATCTGTCTAGATACTTTTCTGGATTTGCATCCATGTCTGACTGTTTAATTGTTTCCATCGGTTTTAGAGAAAGGGTTGATCATATGACTGCATAAGTCTATAACAGACTCACGAATTTCCATTAACTCATCATAACATCCTTGATTATGAGCACATCCACGAAGGTCATGGTCTGGTTTCATAAGAGATTCTAAGAACAAAGATTTTGCTCTATCCCATTTTATAATATCAGTCTCATTAATGTCAATTGAGTTTTGGTCTTTCATATTAAAGGCAGTTGTCATAATACTTATAAGAGTAACATTTTTCAGTCATCTTTTTCTTTTTTTTCGTCCATTTTCAACACAACTACAGGTGCAATCACTCTATGGAACTCTCTAAAATATTCCATTCTATCCTTAGCATACTTTCGTGATTTATCCTTTGGCATTTGGTCTTGGATTTGTTCTTCTATTTACAATAGATATAAACTTATCAGCAGCGAATGTACCTCCAAGAGATATTTGTAATTCATCGTCATCCAACCAATTAATATCACCATTCATTTTAGTATGGTTCATCAACTCTTGTATCCTATCAATGTGTACTTGAGTTAGTTTCATTTTCTTAATTGCTTATCTATAAATTCTCTAAGTTCACGAGTTTCATCCCATTCCCATACGTTACTATGCTTAGGATTCTTTTTCTCTTGCTTAAAAGTTTTTCTTTCTGTACGATTTGGATTGAGTTTCACCATTAAATCTCCTAGAAAAATAGGTAGGGAGGTTGGGTTCCTGTGTACCAACAAAAGATGGGCATTACTACAGAGTAAATACATCTTTGCCT